GTTGATCTGGTCCTGAATAATTGGCACTATGTAGCGAGCGACTTTTGTCTTGCTTCCCATGTATTTCATGTAGCTGCTGCCTCCTTTCTGAGTTCTCTTTGTTTTTTCCAGTTTTCGTAGTCAGCCCGGACGGCAGGATCCTCAAAAATTGCGGCCATGCCGTGAAGTATTGCCCGACATAGAGCGTCGCTCTCGTTGGGCGGTATAGCCTCGAGGTTGACGTTGAGCTTTTCCGGGGTTCTGGTACCCACTATTTTGAGAGTTTTCATTGCTATAAGTTCGCTCCTTCCTCTGTGTTGTCTCACACACCGGGCAAATATAGCCTTCCGGTGGAATAACCGCCAGAGTGCTGAGCTGCCAATCTTTACCGCATACGCGGCAAATCGCTGTTCTGGCCGGCGTTCGTTTGTTTCTCATTGTCCTGCTGCCTCCCTTCGTCGTCGCGTTCCTTGTCGCTTTCGCAGGTGCAGCGTTCTCCGGCGTCAAGTGCGGCGCCGCATATATCACACACATAAGGCCATGTCATTGCTATGGTCCCTCCTCCTCGTCGCTTGGTTCTGCGTCGTCCTCCGAGCCCTCTGTCAAAAGCGGCAGGAGCTCCCGGGCTTTTCTTGCAGCCTCGCGGTTTATTTTGTTTCTGTATTTCTTGCGGATCCGGTACTTTTTGTGGTGTTCTGCCATATACCACCAGCGGCGGTTGTTGCACCAGAGGCGATCCACGACGTCGCGCGCCCATTTTGCGAGCTTGCGGGCCAACTTTGTGAGCCAGTCAAGCACCGGTTTGAATGTCTCGGCCAGAGCGTCGGCAAGCTGCTGGAAGGCTTCGTTGAGCTTTTCCAATTCCTCCTGCGGATATGGATCCGGCAAAATTGGCACCGCGTCCAGTTCTGGGACTCTCGAGAGAAGCGCGGCACCTATGTGCACCGGTGGAATGTTTATAACAATTCGGCCGAAGCCCTCGGCTGCTTTCAATAGTTCCTGCGCGCTCATTCCGAGGCGACTCTGTGTGTTGTATAGTAAAAAGAGACTTGTCTCAGCGTCGCGCTCATGCTGGCGAACGTAGCGCAGGATCCGGTTTTGGTACTTCTTGCGGATCCGGCTCTTTTTGTGGCGCGTGTAGTGGATCCATTTTTTCGGAATGTATGAGGGGTAAAAATTATTTTTCATTTATGCGCCCTCCCTTGCGGCTTCTTTGAAGTCGTCCAGAGAAAGATCGAGGGCAATGCACAATTTCACAAGCTCGTCGGCTTTTAACTTTCTTTTGCCGTTTAAGCTCCTTCCCAGAAGGTCGTTGCTTATTCCGGTTTTATTTGACAAATGCGTGATTGTTGTGCCTCGATCCTCGACTCTTTTGCTGATTACTTCAACGATTGTACTCATGTCATTTCCTCCTTCCTCGTTAAATAATAGATTGATTTGTGGCTTGTCTACGATTTCGAGACTACGGTCATTATAATCTACCATTTCGAGACTGTCAAGACATTTTATAGATTTTTGTCTCGAAAATGTAGATAAAATTCTTGAAACCGTCTTTTTTCTATGGTATATTGAGCGTGGAGGTGATATAATGAAAAAGGACATAGCTGCTCACATGGCTGCAACTTTGAAGATGTACCGCGAAAGCGTCGGGCTTACTGTTTATGAAGTAGGCGAAAAAATAGGGAAAAGCGGCAAGACTGTGAGTGCATGGGAAAACGGCAGAGGAAAACCCGACGCCGACACTTTTCTGGTACTTTGTGAGCTTTATCACGTCGAAAGTGTGGGTGTATTTTACGGGGAGGAGGTTGACGCGGCTGCTGAGCTGATACCAGAGGAAAGAGAAGTAATTGAGCTCTGGAGAAGTTTGAACGAAGTCGGCAAGAGCGCCGTCCTCTCAGTAATGAAAAATCCAGATTTTCAAAAAGACGTTACAAGAAAAACGGCAATATAATCATTGTAGATTTTTCGCAAAAGCCTCCAAAGTGGTGAAAACCACAAAAACCCGGTCGGAGCCCAGAACCCCGGCCGGGGCATTTCAAATAAAACGCGAAGGAGTGATTTGTCTATGGGTATGAGATTTAGAAAAAGCAAGAAGATCGCGCCGGGTGTTCGCCTGAACCTGAGCGCAAAAAGCGCAAGCATATCAATCGGCCCGAAGGGATTTAAGAAAACTTTTAGTACCAGCGGCCGCACAACAACAACGGTGGGGATCCCGGGTACCGGTCTTTCATATTCCACAAGTAAGAAAATGGGATCGCCCACTGCACGCAGCACTCAAACGGTGCCTGCTGCCACACCGGTGCGCTCAGAGAAAAGCAAGGCGGTGGCGTTGTTACTTTGTGTGTTCTTGGGCTTCTTTGGTGCTCACCGTTTTTATGTTGGTAAAGTCGGTACCGGTATTCTTTGGATCTTTACCGTCGGAGGCATGGGCTTCGGTTGGATTGTGGATCTTGTGTTGATATGCTGCAATAAATTCACCGACAAAAGCGGCGCCGTGCTCGGTCTGAAGGTTTTGGAATATACCAGACGGCCGTCCGGCGAGCTCGCAGAGGCTTCTCTTGAAACTCAGGCGCAGGCCGCAGCCGAAACAGCTCAACAATATGGCTATGAGGTAATAAATAGCCGCAAGGAGCAGGAATAATGTCGGAAAACAAGAAGATCGCAAAGAAACACGCCGCCGGCGATATTTCCGACGGTGTAGAGCCATTACGAGCGGTCATTTATGCCAGATACTCCAGCAGCGGCCAGCGTGAGGAGTCTATCGAAGGGCAGCTTCGTGAGTGTTACGACTTCGCAAAGAAACACGGCATTATTGTCATTGGCGAATATATCGACAAGGCAATAACTGGACGTGTGGACCGGCGCCCGGATTTCCAGAGAATGATCCGGGATAGCGACAAGGGCCGGTTCAACTGTGTGCTCATGTGGAAAATGGACCGTTTTGCTCGTAACCGCTACGACTCGGCAATGTATAAATACAAGCTCAAAAAGAACGGGATCCGCATATTTTACGCAAAAGAGACGATCCCGGACGGGCCCGAAGGTATTATTCTCGAGTCAGTAATGGAGGGCTACGCTGAGTATTACAGCGAAAACCTCAGCCAGAACGTAAAGCGCGGCAATTATGACAGCGCTCTGGAGCTCAAAACACTCGGCAGGACGTGTCTCGGTTTGAAAACTGGGCCAGACGGCCGCTATATGATAGATCAGGCAGAGGCGGCCATTGTGCGCCGCATATTTGAGGAATACGCAGCCGGTGAGCGTGCGAAGGATATTTACGAGCGACTAAACGCTGAAGGCTACCGCACGAGCCGCGGCGGTAAATTCAACAAAAACAGCCTGCGGCGTATATTATCAAACAAGAAGTATATCGGGATCTATGAATACGAGGACATATACGTCGAGAACGGGATCCCGGCCATAATTACAGATCGGGAGTTGTTTGACAAGGTGCAAAAAATGTTAAAAATAAACCACGACGCGCCGGCCAGAGGCAAGGCGCAAAACTTCCTGCTCACAACAAAATTATTTTGTGGGCTCTGCGGCGCTCCTATGGTTGGAGACGGAGGCACAAGCCACACCGGCCGGGCATACGCTTATTATTCCTGCACAACAAGGAAAAAGACGCGAGGCTGCCGCAAAGAAACGGTACCGAAGGACTGGATCGAAAATCTGGTGGTTAATGAGCTTGTGAAGATATTGCACAATGACGAGTTAATCGAGGAAATTGCCGATCGTGTTATGGAGTACCAGCAAAGAGAGAAAGACGACTCCGGGCTGCATGCTCTGGAGATTAGAAAGAAAGAAAACGAGAAGGCAATCAGTAATATGCTCGCAGCCATTGAGGCCGGTATCATTACGCCGAGCACAAAGACTCGACTCATGGAGCTGGAAGCTGATCGCGTGGACATTGAAAAAGGAATAGCTCGGGAGCTTCTGGCAGAGCCAGAGTTTGAGCGGGATCAAATTATTTATTTTCTTGAGAGGTTCCGCTCTGGTGATATTAAGGACGAGGAATACCGGATCGCTCTCGTTGACACTTTTCTCAATTCGGTGTATTTGTACGACGACGATCACCTCGTTTTGGTGATGAATTACTCCGGCGAGCATTGCAAGGTAAGCCTGCAGCTCGTGGAGGGTGCACTTGCCGGCGCTGAAGGTTCAGCTTTCGCGCCGTCGGGCGCACTAAATGGCGCAAATTTGAACCCGCTATATTTTTTCAAAAAAGTATTTGCGGTCGTTGTAAAATTCGCCAAATGTGAATAATATAAAAGCGTCAGGGTTTAGGCTCTGGCGCTTTTATTATGCTCTCAAATCGCCTCCAGAACGTAAAAAAGGCGCCCACCCGGTAAAATGTCGGGCGAGCGTCTTTTTGTTTGTTTCTGGCCTTGCTGGGGCTATTCTGTGGCCGTTTCTGAAGGTTTGGCTGTCATTGCTTCGGCCTGAGCCTGCGCGACGGCCGTCTGAGCCACGGTAGCAGCTACCGAAGCGGCTGCGGTGGCCGCGGTGGTTGCGATCTGTGTCTGCTTTTCTTCTACGGCAGCAGGAGCCGTCTTTTTATCTTCGCGCACAAGAGTCTCGATTGTGGCCTCGAGCCATTTGTCAAAATCTCCGTAAGCCTCAGCGATCGCCTTTTTGGCCTCGTCTGTAATTAAGGCCGTCGCTGTGTCTTTTGCTTTCTGCAATGCCACGAGCTGCGCCTCTTTGTCAAATTTGCCCTGCGCCTTTAATGTATCGACGTAAGTCTGGAAGGTTGTCTGTACCGCTTTTCCCACGACTTCGCTCGCAAGATCCACATATTTGCGGACGGTAGCGTCTCCAATATTTGCAGTAATTTCCTGCGTCTTTTTACGCAGCCATGCAACCGCGAAGCTGGAAACAGCCACCAGAAGTGGCAGCACAACTACAGTCATTAAGGTGTTGAGAGTTCCCTGATCCATTTTGTGTACCTCCTTATGCTAATTCGAGATCGCTCAGATTTACCCAGCTTGTGATCTCTTTCAAGAGAGCGCGCTCTCCGCTGATTTTCTGAACGGTGTATTTTTTAGTTTTTACCCAACTTGGGATCGTCTGGCCGGTTGCGTACTTTTTGGCCGTGCTTTTTACTTTTACAGTCTTACCAACTGCAATAGCGCCGCCAGAAGCAGCAGCACCGGAAATGTCTGCGGCGTCAGTCCAACCGTGAACGGTAGAGCCTCCACCGGCTACGGCTTTTAAGCAGTATGGGTGAGGTTTGCCCGGGCTGAGCTGTGTCACTTTTGCTTTTCCCGGTTTGCAGCTCTTAGCTTTGCCGCCTGCGTAGCTGCTTGTATAGTGAGTTTTGCCGGTGAAGTTTACCACGTCGCCCACCTTGTACGCCAACTTTTCGTCGTCGTTTTCTTTTACCTCTGGAGCAACTGCCTGCTCTTTGTATTTAGGTACTCCGTAGCCTCTAATATAGCGAGCATTTACCGCAATATTGCGATAACCGACTTTGTTGCTGATATTGCCCTCGATCACTTTAATAGTGGAGCCGCTAACACTCACAACAATGCCGACATGTTCCGGCCAGCCGGTATTGTTGCCAGCGCCCGAGTCGTCCCAGTCGTAGAAAATGTAATCACCAGCCTGCGGCTTGTAGGCGTCGTTTTCCTGCCATGCGCCGAGCTTCTGGAATAATGCGATCATTTGGCCGCAGCCGCACTCTGTCGGGATAATGTCGGTCATGCCGCATTTAATAGCCATAGCAGAGGCAAAAGTGGCGCACCATGCGTCTGTATATTTCACCTTATAGCTGCGGGCGAGTGGTTTGTGGCTGTTGTAAATGTCGATAATTTTCTTGTGACTGCCGTCTGCTTCATTGCAACCCAGAAACGAAACGGCCATGTTTACGATTTTTTGTCTCATGGTATTACCTCCCTTGTTGATAGTCGAAGTGGCTCCGGCGGCGTATTTGTTGTAGTACCCCAGTCCGTAGCCCGCGCGTTTTTCTTTCACGCTGGCTCCCTGATTGGCCGGGCGTTCGTACTTTGTCAAAACGGCGTCAGAGGCTTCCTGCACGCTTGTGGCGTTTTTTAAGATTTTCAAAACGGCGGTATAATTTTCGCTGAGCTCTTTGTATAAAAAATCGAGCTGAGCGTCGAGGTCGCCGATCGAAGTCTTTGCAGCTTTTACATATTTGAGGAGCGCCTGCTTGCGGCTCCAGTAGGTCCATTGCGCCAAACCGTAGCCGGCCGAGTCAAAAACAAAATTATTATATTTGCCATTGTCTACGGCCGCGGTGTAGCTTTCGTCTGTGTAGCTGAGCTTTTTCTCGTGGGTATTCTGCAGGTTTTTGGGATTTAACCCGCTCTCTGCGTACAAATTACCCATAAGGCCAGCCACGCCAAAGTCGTTGAGGCCTTTGCTTTTTAAAAAGCTCCAGATTTTTGACTCATTTGTCATGGTGTCGCCTCCTTAAAAAGAGCCCGGATCGTCCAATCCGAGCTCTGTCTCATTCTGTTGTAGTTCGAGTTCCTTTTCTTTGCGCACAATATCGAGCTTGATCTGGTTTTCTGCCTTAGCTTTCCAGAAATAAAAGCCAGTAGCAGCCGACAGCTCGGTGAAGATCCCCGGGATAATATACGCCAGCGGCGTTGTGTCCCCGGTTTTCCACATGAGCACAAAAGAAAAGGCCACGATCGCAGCGGTGGCAAGCGCCACCGTCCGCAATATGGTCTTTGAAAATTCTTTCTTAGGTCTCCGCATGTATTCGGCTCCTTTCCATTTGGATATTGTGCTCACGCTCAAGGTGCTCGTCAATGCGGTTGTGTGCGCTTTTGGCAGACTCGTGAGCTCTGCCTGCTGTATTGCTGATCCCCGAGAGCTGGTTGCTTATTTCGTCAATTCGTCCCTCGAGGCGCTGCACGTCTCTGTTGAGCTGTCCCTCAATACGGCCGACGCTTTCTTTTATGTAGCGGAGATCTGTCTCCAGAGCCCCGGCGCTGCGGCCGTCTGATTTGCTGGCCGACTGTCTGCCAACATAAAAGGTGGCAATCGAAAGACAGCACCCAACAACGGCAATAACAAGGCTAATGTCTGTCATTGGTTCCCTCCTTCCTCGAAAACGCCGGCGCTTTTCAGTCTGTCGAGCATGAGCTCGTTTTCAGCCTCCAGTCGCTCGGTATTCTCGTTGTGTGCAACGGCCTCGTACTGCTCGAGTCGCATGTGTAACTCTGCATTGATCTGGGCCATGTTTGAAATTATGGCGTTTTGTAACTCGATAATTTCCGCGTTACTCATTAGCTGCCACCTGCCCTTCGGCAGTTTCCAGCTCTGCGAGTTCTGCCTCGAGATCGTTGATCTGCTTGCGGTAGTCAATGCGGAGCTGTCGAGTCTCCTCATACTCCTCGTCAGTCAGCACTCCGTCGGCGTGTTTTAATGCCTTGTAATCTGTTGAAGCGAGGAGCTGCTGCAAACCTCTGATCTCTGACTCAATCTGTTCTCTGGTTCTCATGGCTTTGGCCTCCTTTCCATTGTTCTATAAACAGCCTATCAAATAGGCGGTCCATGCTTTGTAGTGTTCTGTATGCGTCCCGGTGTTCCATGCTGCCACGCCATGAAGCGTAGGAG